CACCTTTGACATATTCTGGGGTGATGATGAGTGCGGAGGCGTGAATACCAGCAGAGCGAGCCTGACCCATAATCGGCAGTATTTCCTCAAACACGTCAGGATATTTCTGAATGAAATCCCTCATGCGCTTATCGGTCGAAGCCATCTTCATCAGGTCAGTCCACGTCATATTATCATCCAATATGGCTGTCAAATAATTGGTGGTGGCCTGAGATATTTTATGGGTACGAGCCACATCCTTGATTACAGACTTAATCTTCTCAGTGGTGAATGTACCAGCAGAAAAGACACGCTGGAGGCCGTCTTTATTGTAACGTCTCTCCAGATACGCCTTAACTTCATCACGACGTACTGCGCTAAAGTCGGAGTCAATATCTGGAAGAGAACCGTGATTTCGTTTTACATATCCGTCACCGGCATAGCAGTCAGATACAAGTTGAGTGTCAGTCTTATGAGTTATGCGTTGGATTTTCATGCAGAAGTTTGTGGGGTAAGGTGTGAAGTAAATCACAGTTATCAAACTGAATGTCATCACCTTCTTGCAACTCATCTGCATAAACGGTCAGTTGTTCACCATCTCTGATTACAACTAACTCCGCATCCTTGTCAAGCAAGAGTATTGTATCATTATCAAAGGCCACCTCAAAATAATCTGAGGATTCAATATCATCAGCCATAATCGTTACCTTATCCGGCTCCAAGCCAGCACGCTCCGGCAACAAGAAGCGCTCGAAAATCAAATCGTACTTCAGAGGATCAATAAATGTGATACCCATCAGATAAAGAAGTAAACAGCCACCGGCAGAGCCTCGACCAATTCCAGTCAAGATTCCGTTTTCTTGTGCCCAGTTTAGCTCATCTCTTTGAATGAGAAAGTAATCTACATTGTCGGTACTTTCGATTACATATTTTTCATATTCTACACGCCTACGATAAACTTCTTCTTCTCCTTCCGGCACCAGCTTTCGGAAGCCATCTTCAATCAGCTCTCGAAACATAGTGAGAGTATCACCATATTTTGCCTGCTCCTGGGGTGTCATATCATACTTAGGGGCATAATTGTCACTCAGGTCATAGGCGGCAGTTGCATTTTCTATGATGTCAGCAGTAGCAGCGCACATATCATAAAAAACCTCATCATCATATCTATCTGAGAACAGGGCACGAAATTCAGCATAAATCTCATCAATAGTTTTCAGATACTGTTTATATGATTGCTCGTGCGCGGCGCCGGTATCGACTTTATTCAAAATGATTTTGGTACGCCAGTCCTCTTTGTCAAGATAATACACATCCTGAATCAAAACTGGACGTATATTCATCGAATATTCCAGATTGCCCAGATAGAAGTTGTCAAAATACGCTTTCTGGCTCTGCAACAATGTTGAGTCTATTCTGTCAGCACGATACTCGGTCGTATCTACTTGAAAATATACCCAGCCATCAAAAGCGTCCACAAAATCCTGCAAGACATTTTTATTTTCGGTAAGCCAATGACCACTCCATTTATCAAAAACTAAAGTATTGCCTTCAGCAAGATTTAGTAATGTGATCAGGTCAATTTCCTTGGTTTCAAAGCTATCTACCGCAACTGCTTTTTGAATACGCAACATATTCCTAAATCCTTGCTGAGTAGCGGCGTATATCTTAACGCCGACTTTATCCAGACCAATTCGTACTGTCAGGGAATATCCAAAACAATATTTCAGTCCAGCATCAGTAGCTGACTGTTGCAAATCCAAGGAAGCAGCCATAGTATTCCTATCAGCAACTGCAATGCCCTTATATCCAAGGAATTTTGCCTTGGCACACCAGTCTTTTAATAAGCCACTACCATTCAGTAACTCAAAACCTGAATGTAAGCCTAATGGGTAAAACTCACACTCATGTTCAAACTTCGGAGATTCACCTACATACCGAAGTATTTTGAACTGGAGGTCAGAAGGATCCTTACGAATGTCGATATAGTACCACCGACACCCAAAAGGAAATACAATATAATAAATCTCATCTGCTATCAGATAAGAATAATTCTCGATACTGTTGAAAACCACATCCCCATCCTTAGTCTGCCTGAAGATATGATCATAGTTATCCTGAATGAGACAACGGCCAAATCCAGGGATAACAAGAACATCCTTCCTCAAAGAATATATGAGATTATGGTTATCCAGCCATTCTTTTAATGATACCACCTCTTTCATCTCATCCAAGATTAAATTCTCTGACTGTTTTTAGATTATAGGCAAATACTTCATAGATGTCCTCGACATCCATTTCATCCCAGTCTTTGCCAACTCCATCTGGGATGTCTGCAATCAACACATCGAAGTATTTATCCAGCTCCATAGCTATCCGGGCAGTTGTCTCTTTAGCGTCATTATCATACCCGATAACAATCTGCTCCACCCCTTTTTTCTGGAGTTTATACATCTGCTCTTGGCTAATCTTTTTTCCAAAAGTTGCTACCGGCACAATGTGCTTATTATCATACAACTCCAGCTTACGATTGAGTCCAACCACATCAAACGGCCCCTCGCAGAGTATTACCGAATGAGTGGTGCCAGACTCAATCGCATCATAGTTATAAAGCATTTTTGAGAAGCCGTTACCTTCACGCTCATCGGAGTTCTTATACCGACGGATTTTGTAATGGTGCCGGGCATTATAGCTATCAATTTCTTCTTTGCTGAGTATGCTGCGCGCTACAAAACCAACGATACGGCCCTCATCTCGAATTTCAAGAATGATGTAATCTTCATATTCTCGCTCAATACAGCGATTAGTGCCAACTGGGAAATACTCATAATCATCTACCACCCATCCACGCGACTTCAAATAAGCGTTTTTGTAACAGCGCTTATATCCATTAGGCATAGAGATTTTCACAAGCTCGTCATCAAGCTCGTCATCCAACAATGCTGAGATGTCGGTCTCTTCATCGTCAAGCTCTACGATCTCAGCTGGAAGGAGATCTTCTCGGTCAAGAGCTTTGAGGGTATCTTTCAGAGAACCAAAACGACGATTACAATGGTAGCAATTTGACATTCCAAAACGCTTCTTACCGACATTATTGCCGACATAGATACCATATTTGAAGCCATCATGCCCACAAAAAGGACAGTTGGGAACCAATATATTTCTTCTGGATCCATCCATCTTACCGCCCAAGTCGTATAGTAACTCATCGGCAATGGATCGCTGAATTTCTGGTGATAAAATCATTTATGTATTCCTGTCATATCACTGCTTTCATCAAATTCATAAAAGGCTTAGGAAGCCTCGCGTGGAAGATTTAAGGTCCTTACCCGGTCATAGAATACTTCATGCTCGTAATCCAATGCAATCCGGAATGGCTCACCTTTCTTGCAGAACCTGAACTTATCAGCATATAGACGCATCGTTTGTTCACGATACTCACGCTTACTCTGATTAAGTGAAATAAGATGGGTACAAGGTCTCTGTAATCCCTTACATTCTGAAGTATTGAAGGCTGTAAGGACGTTCTTTTCATCATTGACCCATTCAGGATTCTCAATAGTAGCCTGATAGGTGACAACGAACCAAGCATCTGTTTCGCCGGCCAAGTCTTTAAGGTCTTGTGCCGTAGCAATACGCTTATGTCGCAATGCTTTAGAATCCCAGTTTTTGCCTGAAGAATCAGTCAGAAGGTCAAGTGAATCAACCACGACAACATCAGGATACTTACCGTATTTCTCACGATACTTCTCCAAGTCGTTTCTGATGTCTGTGGTTGAAACCTCCTTGCCGAATTTTGGATAAGCCTTGACCCTCAAAGTACCCTTATAAGTATCGAGCAAGTCCTTCAAATGCTCCAGAGTATGATTATTGACCTTGCCAGTCTCATACTCATAAGTGGTAGTGCCACTGAGCATTGCGGAATAAGCATCGGTGGTCTCAGAAGCAGCACCTTCCAACTGGATATGCAGCACATCAAGTCCGCTGATATAAGCTGCATTGTAACCAATCCATCGAGCGATATGGCTTTTACCGACACCAGACATAGCAAGGAACAGAGAAAGCTGAGTGCGAAGATTACGTCCTTTATTCATCTCATCAAGCCCGTCAATATAAAAACTATTGACCATCTTTGAGGAAGGGTTCTCACTACGCATCTTATTCTCACGCAATCTTTCTTCATACGTCTGAGCAATGTCAATAAACTCTTCAGGTTTAAGAGTAAATTGCTGTAGCTTCAATGCTTCGTGAGTGAACGACATCATAGCGTCGAGCCGGGCGCCTTCCTCATATTTCTTAGACACCTCCTTAAAGATTTTCTTAAATTGAACGAGTTTAAGATATTCTTCAAATTGGTCTCTTATACCTTCGGGATTGACACTGGTGGAAACTTCCCTAATTTCTTCCAAAAGCTCTGAAACAGCTCTGGAAGATGAAAGACGCTGTGAGATTATGCCATACTGAGGTGCCGTTTTGTACTCATTAAAATAGCTCTTCAGAGTCACATTTAACAACTGATACTGCGGATCCGGAAGAAATTGATCTTCCATATAGCGGCTCACAACCGAACAGATCTGATTGTTGGTTATGGCACAATTATACAGCTCCGCAAGGAACTCAGAAGTCAACACGTTTTCATTTTTCTTTCCTGCCATGATAAACTTCTTTTCTGTACCGCATAAGCTCTGGGTACTTCTTAGCGGTCATTTTGCCACACTCCACCCAGTTATCACATTGTTTGCAAGCCTCTGAAAGCGGACTCCAACCGGTAGTTGATCTCTGACAGAGGGCAAGCCCTGCATCAGTATTCAAAAACCGTTTTTTGATTGGCTCTTCAGATGCAAGATAAACCATTTTTTTCAATGGGTCTGGTTTCGGTTTCTCTATCATCAAGGTTAGTTGCCCTCTTGATAATTCTGCCTCATCCAGCCATTGATTGATATAATAATTCATGCCGGCCTTACCATCAGCACTCAGGAACTGACTACGATATTTTTCTAAAGCAGCCTGAGAGAACAGGTAAGTGTATTGCCACGAACTGTTAGCAATAGATGTGCGATAACGATATATCTGATAGACCAAATAATCAACTATGCGCTCATCATCAATATCTGAGACACCGAACAATGCCGGTAAAAGCTGCAATCCATTTTGGATATAGAGCGCAGCCATTCCGCTTTGTGTAAACCGCCATTTGGGATTAATCGTCCTCTTCACAACGGTCTCGATCATCTGTCGCACCTTTACGGTTCTTTCTTGTAATTCCATTTTGTCTCAGTATATATTGCAGTTCTCGTCTTGCCCAATAAATTCGGCTTTTCACTATATCTTCACTTCGCTTTTCAAGATGTCCGAGCTTCCATTCAGCTGCTGTTATCTCTCTTATTCGATGACCCTGAACGTACATCATAAAAGGTGATAACCTCTGGGGTGGAATTTTCATCAATGCCTCTAACATTTGGTCTGAGATATTGTCTATCAAATTCCCAAATTCAACTTCTGAAACCATACTCGTTCCATGCTGATATATATCCTCCATCGAACACATCTCAATATCAGTCCAATACTGAGATTCTTCACTTCGTTTTTTGTTTTCGTGCTGACAGGCACGTTTAACAACGATATGGAGCCAAGTCATCAACTTTTGTTCTGGATTGTAGGAGCCAATATAGTTATAAAGTTGAGCTAAACAGTGCTGATAATTATCATCTACATCTTGATAGTTTGCTGTATAATACTTGGTTAGGCTTTTAATATCCGCAAGGTTAGGAACGATATACATATTGAAAAGACGCTCCTTCTCTTTAGGACTTAACTGCCGACATTTTGCAGTCGGTTTGGGGGATTTTCCCGGATCTTTAGCATTGATTGACATTTTGAAGCGAACTTAAAGGGCAAATTATTCATAATGATTTTGTTTTTAGCAGATTAGTTATAGCTTATAGCGATGAATAAAATACATGTAGATGTGTATAGCATCTGCAAGATTATCATCACCATCCACTTCAATGTGGTATCGCTTTTCTGCGAACTCAATCATCATTTTTTTGTCCGCATTGCCCTTACCGGTTCCGTGCTTTTTGATGTCAGAGGGCTTAAATGTTACCACTGGAATATCCAGTGTTTCACAGACTTCCAGTAAGATACCCCGGAACTCACATAACTTCCTAAAGTCTGTGAAATGGCCATAAATAACATCCTCAGCAGCCACAGCTTTGATTTTGTGAGATGTAAGCATATCAATAAGCCAATTCCTAAAAGCCTTATGCTGGGCATAATCCGGGCCCAGATACTTCGGTGCCTTGTCATTGTTAGGAAAAACCTTGGTGCCGTAATCGCCCAGAGTGTAGTACCCACAGTGAGTAGCCACATCAAAAGCCATTACGTCACCACGTCCTAACTGACGAACATACTCTTCAGTTAACTTCTGCATAACTATTAATTTGAAATGGTTGAAATTCCTTGTTTTTTTACTATTAATAGCTTATGCGGATAGCCTTCTGAGACACCTCCCTGAGTAATGAGTAAGGCGGTCTGGCCGAGCTTGTTCAAAGCCTCACAATAGGTCGCCATACCCATTTCATCAGATTTATCAAGTAGCTCATCTATTATGATGAAATCCAATCCTTTGCCATCCTCACAATTAGAATTTGTGAGAGTGTGAAGAGAAAGGATACAAGCCAGATTCAGTCGAGCCTTTTCGCCTCCGGAGAACTTATGGTAAGATCCACAATCAATACCGTCACGCATAACCTGAACTGAAATCTTATCTCTCAGTTTGCCGGTCTTAGTTACTGTGAAGCCTTCCAGTTTAAGACGTATATCAGAGCCAATCTTCTCCAGAAAGTCATTTACAATCAGGGAAAGCGCGTCAATCTTTTTTCTTGCAATATATGACTTGAACATCACAAAATCCAGCTCCTGCTTCTTCAAAATGTCATACTCTGATTGAATGTCAGAGGCTGATTTTTCGGCTTTCTGAAGATCTGACTGATACTTCTCCAAAGAAGCCTTCAATGAGGCTGTAAAGTCAGTCTGTGGAGCCTCCAACAATTCACGTTTTGATTGCTGGTACTGCGCCATCTGACCCTGAATAAATTTTATAGAAGAAGTCTGCTGGGAAATGTAGTTTTCGCCATTGGTTATACGACCTTCCAGTATGCCATTGATTTCTCCGAACAAACGATTACGCATGACCTCAATCTTTCCATTGATACGGTCAAGCTCATTCTCGGTAGAAATTTGTTGTTTCTGAAGAGATGATACTGAACGCTCTGCCTCATCCAATTCCTTGGATAAGGACACTAATGATGAATATTCTGTATTTAAGTCGAGAGACCGAGATTTGATTCTTTTTTCAATAGTCTCAATCTCATCTGATTTGGTAGCAGCCTGATCATCATAGTGATCAAATTCTTCATTCAGTTTCTTGACTTTGGATTTATTATCCTCCATCTCAGTTCTGAAATTGACAAGATTTGCTCGCACCTCTTCAACGGTAATCTCGTTACCGACAAAGAATTTATGCTCACATTTCGGACAGATGATTATGCCATCCATCATAGCGGAATTTCGAGCAATCAAAGTCTCTAATTGAGCCTGACGTGACTTATGAACCTTAATCTGATCCTCAATTTTATCAAGTTGCTGATCAATCTTAGCAACCTCTTTGTTGAATTTCTCAATGAGAGCTTTGTCTTTTTCAGTCAATTCAGACTGCTCTTGGGTATGCTGAGTATAAAGATTATTTTTGCCTTCATAATCCTTCTGAAGCTCTTTTACTCGCTTATTGGCAGCATTTATTTGAGCTTTAAGTTTTTTGATCAGGTCATTTGCGTCAATCAGATCTTTCTTGTATCTTTCTGACAAAACATCAAATTCACTGACAGTCCCAAGCTCATTCACTTCACACATGGACTTTATCTGGTGATACGCTTCCAACAACGCTGTGTCGGACTCTTCCAGATTGGCCACCTGCTTTTGGAGTTGTTGCAGCAATTCAAGACGTTTTTCACCCTTGCTCTTTTTATCCTCAGCAGCCTCGATGTCCTCACGGCATTTTTGTATCTGCCCGTCCAGTCTTTCGATATGCGATTCACGTTCTTTCTGTGCATTGACTTTTTTCTCATCAACCTGAGTTAATTCATTTTCGATAGCTGAGATGGAGCCTTTTACGTTGATAACCTTATTGTTTACCTCATTAAGACGCACAACAATAGGCTCCATATCCGCTTGAACACGAGCAATACTTTCATCAACAATTATGCCGTTGCTAAAACGGTTGATGACCTCTTTCTTATTCTTGTCAGAACAGTCGAAAAAGCTCTCATACTTGTTGTCACACAGTATGAAATTGTTATAGATGTCATCCTTGGAAAGCCCGATTTCATTAAGAATGAACTTATTATAGTCCGATACTGTAGGCTGGATGGTCTTGTCTGTCTCAATCTCCTGACCGGCTGCATCGTATTTATGGCACTCAATAGATTGAGGGGCATTACGACTAATGTTGCGCTCAATAGTGAATGTGGTGTCATTGAAATCGTTATCAAGCCTGAGATAGACATAAGCCTCGTCTGCATGATCATTGATGATTTCCTCAACACTTTTAACCTTGCGGAGCTGCTCACCAGTCAATGCAAAAGAGATCGCTTCGATAAGTGATGATTTACCGGAGCCATTGCAGGGCTGTGAGGCATTATCCTCATTTCTACCAAAGATAAGAGTAGCTACACCCTGCGATATGTTTAATGTTGCCTCGTGAAAAGAGACAATATTTCGTATTCTAATTTCTGATAATCTCCACATGGTTTAGCCCTCCAAATATTTGATACCCAGCCTACTGTCAATCGCATTTTCATTGCAATAATTCTGATATTCCTTCTTTATGCCCTGCTTGTCATATTTTTCGTGAATATCAGCAGCAGCTGATTCATTAGGTAAATTGCTGGCCGCCACAACTTCAACCTTGTGAAAGCCTAAGTCAATAAGTTTCTGCTTATCAAGCATTTTTGCCTGCTTGTCATCGCATTTTACCTTGACTTTATACTTGTAGCGATCATCTTTATCCAGAGTGAATTTCTCAACACTCTTAGCATCCAGTTCAATAGTCTGATACCTGGTGTTGACTTCATTCTTGACAAAACCATAGGATCCATCGGCATACAAAAGGGTATAACCCTTCTCTTCATCTTCACCAAAGTTACCCTGGCGTGATGAACCGATGTATTCAATATTGGTATTTTTGATTTTGACCCGATTATGATAGTGTCCGCATAGTACGGCCTTGAAATCGAGTAAAGGAGCCTGGGGTAATTCTCCGTCTATTTCAAAATCACCTAACGCACCATGCACTCCTTCATGGATATAAAGGATGATGTCGTTTTTAGTGAATTGTGGATATTGTTCGAGAGTGTTATTAACAGCCGCTTCCAGTTTATCCAAAAATGAACCATTCTCAGGGAAATAGCTCATAAGAAGCAGACAGAAGTCACATCCATCCCAAACCAAAGCCTTATAGACATCTACCACCTCAATACCCTGTAATCCAGACCATAGGTGATTATATCCTTCAATGGCTTCTTGATCAGTTTTATCATGATTGCCTTCGCCTATTGTCACATAGACACCTTGGCTCACAGCTTTGGTCAAAGCTGCTTTAACGGCAAGTAAGGTAGAAAGTGTTTGAGCGGCCCTGGTAGTGAACATATCACCGGCGATAACGACTTCCTCGACCCCTTCACGTTGACACACTGACAACATTTCATCCCAGTTCTTATTGAACTCAGCTATGTTGTCTTTGTTAACGTGTATATCGTTTATTAACAAAGCAATAGCCTCTTTCATATTCCTATCTGAGATTTTAGATTAAAGAATGAGAGGGCACAGGCATTGAGCCAATGCCCTCTCGAACTGCATGAATTATTATCTAAAGACAGGAATTATCTCAGGCGGCGGGAATGGAGTCTGCGACGTGAACTTTCGGGAGCCGGGGCATCTTCAGGTTCCTCATCGGCTTCAGGTTCAGGAACAGGGGCTGGAGCAGCAGCTTCTTCGCTTCCCGGACGGGCACGGCGAGAACGACGACCAGATTCAGGAGCCGGAGCAGCCG